GAAAGTTTCGAGAACCTGAGAAAAGAAAACCAATCCATCGTGTTCTGCGAGTTGTTTGATGAAGTTATTATAGTCCAAGGACACAATAAAGTTATAATCAATTCCGTTTTTCTCGCAGAAGCTCTTTGCTTGGTAAGTCCCTTTGACTTGGTTGGCACTGTTTAACACAGCCATCTTACCGTTCTTCTTTATGTCGATATACTTTTGTAGAGTTTCAAGTTCGGACTCTGACCATAAAGAGCAGCCAAGATTAACAACGTTTGCGTCTCTAATGTTTTTGCTGATTACTTCTGCGTGTAGTTTAGACTGAGCGAATACTGCTTTGGCGTTTCTGTAAAATTCTAGGTTGGTCAGCTTGTTTTCTGGGACTTTATAATCTTTGTAGGGCGACGGGTCTCTACCAACAATGTATTTGTGATCGTGTTCATAGATCACATAATCACAAGTTTGCAGCAAACGAAGACATACAGGATTTAGCATTACAAAATTAGAAACAATAAACAGTTTGTCTGCGTTGTCTTTGATTAATCTTTCTGTAACTTGCTTTGATTTTACTCTGGCTACTTTGTAACCCTTATCAACGAGAGAAGAGACGACAATCTCATCTACGAGTTCGCCGCCTCCCCTAATCTCTGTCGAGTAAAAATCTGCTATGTGGATTATACTTTTCATTAATCAAAATTTACAACAACTGATTCTTCTGCGGATGGTTCGTCTGCCGAAACTGCATTTGCGAAAGCATCATATTGTTTATCCGCCTCAAACTCCTTTTTAACATGTGCCTTGAGTTTCTTAGCCATCTCTTTATATTTGTCATAATTTTCAACAACATCAAGAAGAATATTTTGATAACTATCCTTGTCTGGATAACACCAACTGGAGTCTGCTTGGAGAACACCATCCCAAACTGCCTCTTTCATAATTGGTGCTATACTATATTCCACATCACCAATCATTGGTTTCATGGTAGTCATTGTCTTCTTCTTCGAGCCTTTTTTGCGTTGTTTAACGGGTACGCTCAAGAAATCACACTGACCACTCCAATTGGTTGAAACAATTGGTAGTCCAGTGTAGGAAGCTTCGAAGAGGGGAAGCCCCCAGCCTTCTCCGTGGGAAAGAGATACAAGACATTTAATTTTGGGATGACTATAAAGACCGATCATTTCTTCATCGGAAAGATCTCCATGGAGTAAGTATACTTTGCATTTTGCTTCTGGATCTATTACAGATTCCAAGATGGATTCTACATGCATTTTATCCGTTGTGGAATTGTTCCTCATAAACCCTTTCAATACTAAGCCAACATTTGGATTATCTTTGAATTTTTCAACAAACCACTTTATAGTGTTTGCTGTGTTTTTCCTAGGGCCCCACTGTGAAACTGCTAAAAAATTAAAATCCGTTTCCAAGTCTAGTTTTACAGATTTCTTTTTAGTTAGTTTAACTGGATATCCTACAGCTTCAATTGGCACTTTGATTGATGTTTGTCCAACCACTTTCTCGGTTTCCCGACTGTGCAAGTCATACACTGTATTAGCCATTACATTCTTAGAATGACTAGATGTAACAATAATTTTGTCCATCAACATACTTTTTTCAATCCATTGTGGAGCTATTCTATTTGTTTCAATTCCAGCAGTGTATCCAATATTTATAGGAGCTATTTTTTCCCATTCATTAGGAATTGTCACCTGCAATGATATATCAAACTGACCTTTATTTTGTAAATGAACATGTGTTTTTTGAATTAAATATTCTAAGTATTGTCTTTCTTCATTTTCCTCTGTCGCCCAACCGGTGCCACCCCACTTAGTATTAATTAGAAAAATATCAAACCTATCCTCGTGCTTCCTTAAAGATCTAAGGGCAAACCTGCTCTGTTCTCCATACCCGGATCTGCTCATAACTGGTCCTCTTAACAAAATCTTCTTTCTCATCTTATTTCCTTATTAATTCATTTTTCTTAGAGTCCAAGGGCTATAGTTTTTCCTATTTTCCCAAGAGCCATTTTCTTCATGGACTTCATCCATAATTTCAACCCACCTTTTCTCATAATTTTCGAAACTATAATTTGATTTTACATGTTGCTGTCCCCTGAGTCCCATATTATTTCTTTCTTCTTCATCCATATTATACATTTTTTCTAAAGATTCAATAAAGTCGGATCCATTAATTCTATCTTCAAAAATATATGGAACTTGCTGAGAACCAATAAGTGTCTTAGAGGAAGGCTCAATGCCAATACCAAACCAGTCTTTTCCATCAGTTACCTGTTCTTGAAGACCTCCTGTCATGGTAACTATGATTGGAGTTCCGCAGTATAATGATTCTAGGGTGGCAAGACCAAACCCTTCGGCATCTGATATATTAACTGTGCAGTCTGCTATATTGTACATCATGGATAAGTGATTAGGCTCCACTTTTTCTCTAGAAAATAGAATTTGACCGTTGTTGACACCCAAATGATTAATTATATGATCTAGGTCTTGACCGTATGGATCTTGCGGATCTGTGTGCATAATTAAAGTCGCTTTATCATGACCAATTTTATCACAGAATTGCTTGAACCAATAAATCAGGCTTCCACTCATCTTTCTTCTAGCATTTCTATTATTCCAAAAGAAAACAAACTTATTTTCTAGGTTTTGTTGCTTTCTTATTTTTGCTACGTCTTCTGCTGGAAGTATTTTAAAGTGTTGAGAATCTACGGCGTGAGGAAGGTAAATATTTTTTACTTTATCAGTTACCTCTGTAACAATATCGCGAGTAACCTTTGAAATTGAAACAATAAGGTCGTTTGATTCATACCAACATTTATTATAAACAGGCGCAGGATAATTGTCCCATACATGATAATATATCATTGGAATATGCTGTCTAATCTCGTTATCCATTAACCAAAGCCATTCATAAAATCTAGGATCAGTCATAAACCACATGATATCAGGCTTTTGTCCTCTGATTACTGATCTAACTTTATCTTGATCCCCATAACCATCAATTGGATAGATTACCCAGTCTTCTCCATAAGGCTCTACAGTTTGTGGCTCGTATTTAATATGCTTTACGGCTCCGCCAAATGATACTACTTGATATCTTCCAGTTTTAAGGAGCGCTTCAATCATATATCTTGTTTGAGTTCCAACGCCGGAGGGGGAGAGCGGGTGGTCGCTAATGGTTAATATTTTTATTTTCTTATCAGTCATGGGCAATGTTCCGTTTTGTGAAATTCGCACTTGTTGCAAGCAAGCCTGTTCTTTATAAAGTTTTTTCTTTCAATATTATAAATTGCTTTTTCAAGAAATTTAAGTGCGTTCTCAGTTTTTCTAGGACCGCTTGTTACGCGAAAGATTTCTACTCTATTATTCTTCGCAGTTCTCTTGAGCAGAGCAAAATGTGTTTCTATCATACTTGGATCGACATTATGCTTCTTTGCCCAGAAGTGTTTGTAGAAAGTAAGCTGGTAAGTAATCATTGGGTCTGCTTTTTTGCGAGCATCCCAACCCCAAGAGCAAGTCTTCCAGTCAATAATGTGAATTTTATCGTCAGGAGTCTTGATTACCAAGTCAATAAATCCTTTAAACTTGTTTTTATCTTCACAAGAGAAGTCTTGAATCATTTCCATTAAGTCTTCCTCGGCTTCAAGCACTTCATAGTCGCCAAAGTGCTCTTCCATCGCAGGAAATATCTCTTCTAGGATCAACGGACCCTGATCTTGCATAGGAATGACCAGTTTTGGGTCTTTATTTGCTGTTTCAGGTAGATTTTCAAGGATTTCTTTGAATTTTAGTTGGAAAAAGGGCCCTTTTTGCTCTAAATCCTCGGTCATCATCTTTTCACAAGTGTCATGGATGGCGTTACCGAAAGCAGTAAAAGCGTTGCCTTGGAAGCCCTTTACCTTGTCTATGTTCATTAATTTGTGATAAAAGGGGCAAAAGTTCCAGTTTTTTGCCTCGGAAAAGCTAATGTGACCCATTTTTACTCCATTTCTGTTAATGTTTCTATCTTATTATACAGTATGGGGCTAACGTTTGCAAGTGTTTTTAAATCTTTATAAAGAAAAAAAGCTTCAAAGCCTTTTGCGAAGTATTCTCTGATGGAGGTCACAGAATAGGGGGAATAAAACAGACCATTTGCATATGCTGCCAAATCTGTGTAGCCTACTTGGGTGTATAGGTATTCATCAAACTTTTCGTTGTAGTCAGGATGCTGGAAGAATACATAATCCACCAATGGCTCGTCATATGCTTTGAGAATTTGGTATAACCTTTCTCTCTTACCTATGAACTCTCTTTCTAGCCTTTGGTCTCCGTAGATCTCATCATAAAATGTTTCTTCTACCGAGTGAGCAATCTCGTGAATGATATCATCTGCCATGTCCATAGCATTATCTTGAACATTGATCACATAAATAGCCCCGTTTTCAAAGGCAGCATTCGTATCTCTTTCGTGGAATTCCAAAAAGTCCCCAATATAGATTACATCTACATTAGAAACAAGGAAGGGGGGTAAGGAAGTTTCTACAATGCTTACAACTTCTTCTAAGGTGCTTTTGCCATCTGTAAAAACCAGTTCGTCTTTTATATGAACAGGTACTTTGGAGTTAAACAGATAATACTGATTTGTATTTCTCTTAGATCTATTCAAAGATTCTCTTATGTAATCACTCTTGCTCATTATTATTTTGTTCTTCTTCCCAAGCATCTCGACCAACATCTACATCGGTAAGTGCTTGGTGATAACCTCTAAGAAAGTTTTCTTCTGCTACTGCTAAGACAAACTCCGGGAAGTCGATTGCTAGCTGATCTATAATCATTTCTACAGTAACGTTATTGTTCTCCGGAGACTTCTTTTCTCCAACATAATTGACAAGCATTACCTTAAGTTCGTTCTCTGGTTCCACAACCGCACTAAGAAATTCGTTAGCATCTTCTACTTCTGTATTTTTAAACTCGATATCCATTTTTTCTCCGTTATTTGGTGGGCCCGCTCGGACTCGAACCGAGGACTAATCGCTTATGAGGCGACTGCTCTAACCAACTGAACTACAGGCCCTAATATACATTATAGTAATGCAATGTTTAAGACTTGTCAAGAAAAAAGTTATAAAATCTTTGCTGCGAGGGTGGCTACTTTTGATCGTTCGCCTTTCTGGAGAGTGATATGACCTGATAGGTCGTATTCTTTAAACTTCTCAACAGCATAGGTTAAGCCGTTAGATGTTTCGTCGATGTAGATATTATCAATTTGTTCGATATCCCCAGTAAGGATGATTTTCGTTCCATCTCCAACACGAGTTAAAATAGTTTTTAATTCATGTCTCGTAAGGTTTTGTGCTTCGTCAATGATAATAAAAGCGTTTGTAATAGAGCGACCTCGAATATAGGTAATCGCCTCTATTTCAATAACACCTTGATCGAAGTAGGTTTGAACCATGCTTCTATCATTTCCCATGAGGAACTCCAAATTGTCTTTGATAGGCATGAGCCATGGTTCCATTTTCTCTTCTAATGTACCGGGTAAAAAGCCTATATCCTTACCGAGGGGCTGAATTGGACGAGACACTATAAGTTTTTTATAAAGTGATTTCTCGCCTAATACCTGCTCTAATCCTGCTGCTACTGCTAACAGAGTTTTACCAGAACCAGCCTGACCGATAAGGGATACTACTTCAATGGCTGGATCCATCAAGAGTTCAACCGCGAAGGTCTGCTCCTTATTTCTGGGTGTGATATCCCAGATAGGTTCTGCCTTGTATAATTTTCGCAAAGGTTCTGTATAAGAATCGAACCTAGCTAGTGCTGTCTTTTTATCGTTAGAGTTGCAGACAAGCATGATGTATTGGTTTGGATAGAGTTTTACTTCTTCTTTATCCGCAAAGATATCTTCACCGGAATAGAAGGTGTCAATTGCTTGTTCATCAACTAAATATTTTTGTAATCCCGTGAAAACATCGTCTTTTGTATCTACGGCATCTCCTGCCACATAATCTTCACAAAGAAGACCGAGTGCATCACATTTAACGCGCATATTGATGTCTTGTGAGACAACAATAACCTTTTTCCTTTTATACGCTGCTTTTTCTGTTAGGGCTGTACCGATGATCTGGTTGTCTGGGATGGATAGATCAAAATCGGTTGGGCATGCCTCTGGGTCGTAATGCTTTACAAACAGTTTTCCCTTGTTTTCCCCCAATTTGACACCTTTGAATAGGCTTCCTTTGGTTCGGTATACATCAAGGATACGAATAATGTGTCGGGCGTTGAAACCTACACCGTCTTGCCTGACTTTGTTTTTATCAATTTCATCTAAAACCTTGAGTGGAACTATAATATCGTTGTCACCAAATTGCTTAAGGCAGTTCGGGTCGCTTAAATAGACACAAGTGTCTAATACAAATGTTTTTTTCACAGGATTACCTCGTGTTATAAATACTCGCGCAATATATTAAAGTTTAAACTTTTTTAAAACTACTTAAAGTATGTGTAAAAGAGCATTCCATATAGTAGCACTATACTTGTTTAGTCTTTCAGCATTTTCTTGTGTTGCTACAAATCTTGATTTTTCAAGAGATGCCCGTGATACATTTGTCAAAATAAAACAGTCCGTTGTTATTACGGCTTGTAATCCAGAAAACCCTGCCGAATGTTTATCGAAAGAATCTAGATCAAGTGGATCTGGCGCTGTTGTTATGCGAACAAATGCTGGATCTTATGTATTAACTGCTGGTCATGTTTGCTCTTTCGAGCGTGAGATGGAAATAGCCTCCTCTGTTGGGGCTGCTCGAATTGATGTTGAGATGAAATCTGTTAATTTTAAACTTGGAGAATATGTTTCTGATATTATAAACATTGATACCAATATCGACACTTGTATTTTATTCGCCCATAACCTCTTTACAACCAAGGTAGCAAAAATAGCAAGTTCTTCCACCAAGGTAGAACCGGGTGAAAGAGTTTATAACGTTGCTGCTCCTGTAGGCATCTTCTATCAAGATGTTGTCCCCCTGTTAGAAGGCTTCTTTATGGGAGATAGAGATTTAAGGGCTTATTATTCTATTCCTGCCATGGGTGGTAGTTCTGGTTCTCCTATCTTTAACAAGGATAGTGAAATCATAGGAATGATCCACTCTGTTAATATTTATTTTCCAGTTGTTTCTGTCTCTCCACCAAAAGATCTATTGAGAGAGTTCATAATTAGAAGTGTTCGTATGGGCGAGGAAAGAAGATTAAATAAAAATAATCAGGGATCTAAAAATGTAAATAAAACCCTTTGGGAAACCCTAGGCTTGTCCAAGCCATCAAAAATGAGCAATATAAATTTAAATCTTTAGTATCGAGAGGGGGAGTCGAACCCCCAC